CAAAAGAACCACAAAAGGCAACACCCACTACGGCTACAACTGCAAAACCAACACTGAGTAAGTGATGACAGTTGAGACTGTAAAAAAAAATGGGAAAGATTACTTTAGATGGGGTAAAACTGGAAAGCTATATCCTACTAAAGAAAAAGCATTAAGACAAGGCAGAATAGAAAGGCGTAAGAAGAATGGCACTTAAAATTCCATATGCTACTGTTGCTCAGGCTAATTCTTATTTATCAAATAATGATGATTGGTTAGACTTGTCAAGTTCAGCAAAGAATGTATATCTTGTTAACGGAAGATATTATATTGATGCAAACTACGAATGTTCTGATGAAGTTGATATGGATGATATACCTGAAGAGTATGTTTATGCTAATTCACTTTTAGCTGGTTATGATTTAGCTTCAGGGTTATTTACTATCAGTGATTCCGGAGATAGCCCAATAGTTAAAAAGATGGTTAAGGCTGGTGAAGTTGAAAGTGAAGTAACTTATGCAGGTAGCAGGTCAACTTCATTAAGAATGAATGGAATAGATAGATACCCTGACGTAACTGCATTGTTAAGTGAATACTGCAATTTTTCAAAAGGAAGTTCTGTAAAATGCTCTTCTTTGTTAAGAGCTTAGTATGAAGAAAAAACTCTTATCAGTAAAAATTATTAAGATAAGAGATAAATGGTTTGTGATATGTGAGAAAAAAAAGGTATCAGTTGGTTACGAAAATAAGACTGATGCAAATGATTTTAAAAAATTTTATCAAAGTAGATAAAAATGGGAATGTACGACGATATTCAGAGTGATATTAAAGAAGCATTGTTAACAGACTTATCTGATGCATATATTTCTTTTAATGTTACTGAACTTTCTTCTACATCTTATGATACCGATACAGGTTTAGTTACTAATACGTCTCAAACAAGTTCTTGTAAAGGTGTTGTTTTAAAGTTCAGTGAAGGTGTTGTTTTAGACCTTCCGGAAAGTATTGTAACTTTATCTATACTAGTTCTTGATAGTGATAAACCATTTGATTTTGAAAAAAATCAAAAAGTAACATATTTAGAAAAAGATTATAAAATAGTTGGTTTAAAAACTGACCCAATTACTGCAACATGGACATTAAATTGCATGAAATGGGAATAGCAGAATGGCTATTAAAGGTATAGAAAAATACACAGATTGGTTAAATGAAAGTGTATTAGAAATAACAAGGAAAAATAATAAAAAGCTTTTGTATAATTTATGGGACGAAATAGTTCCATTTACTCCTGTTCAAACTGGTTTAGCAATGTATTCTTGGAGAATGACTCCGGGACAGAAAAGTACATATAAGCCAGTATTGAAACAAGGTGAAGGTGAATTATTTGATTCTGACACTGGTGCTTTTGCAGGATTTACAAGGGTATTTCCAGAACCAGAAAGACCAAATATAGAAAGGTATGGAAAGAGAAAATTTGAAAACTTTTATTTATTTAACAATCAAGATTATGTTGCTAATTTAAATGAAGACGAATCAAAACATTATTATCAATTTATAGATGATGGAATAAAAAGAGCAGTTGCTAAAACAAAAAGTAAATAAATGCCAAATTTAAACACTACAAGAACAGATATAGAGAACTTAATAGGTGTTGTAATAACTCCTATATTACCTGTATCATATGATAATGTTCCTTTTGATAGTGATGGCATTGAAAATTATGTTCATTTATCTTTAAGTTTTACTAATACAAATAATGTTAATATTGGTGCAATATTAAGTAAAAGAATTAGACATGAAGGTGATATAGTATTTAAACTTTATGTAAAAATAGATTCTGGAACAGCAACAGCTTTTGCTTTTTTAGACAGTATAAAAACACAGGTCGAAAATCAATATATAAGTAATAATTTACTTACTTATGCGGCAGAGCCAATTAGAAAAGGTGTTGGGAAAGAAGGTTACTACACTTACTTTTTAAGAATACCATTTGTTTCTGACGAATGTTAAAAAATTAACCGAGGAATACTAAAATGGCATGTACCCAATTTGCTTCAACTAATACCACTGATTTATCTTATGTTTTAGAGGTAGATTGTGGAACAACTCCTGATGATCCTGATTTTCAATTAATTCCAACAACTGGTGGCGGTCCAACAGGTAATATTTCAACTGCTGTATCCGAAGTAATTCGCTCAGATAGAATGACAGATGATTTGATTGTTGTTGACTCTGAGATTGCAGGTTCTGTAAATTATGAATTATCTTATGGGCCATATTCTCCAATCATAAAAAGTTTGTTAATGGATGATGCTCCTAAGACACTTGCTTTATCAAGTCAAACTTGGGCTTACGTAGACACTACTGGAGAAGTAACTGGAACTAACTTCACAACTGATTTCTTTGACGGTTATTTTGTAAAAATATCAAGTGCAAATAATAGTGCAATTGATGGTATTTATAAAATTGTGACAGTAGATAGTGCAACTGTTTTGCAGCTTGGTGCTGGTGCTGTAGGTGCTGATTTCAGTGAAACTGATATTGCTATTGAAGCAGTTATCCACCGTAATGGAACTGCTTCTGCTGATAACTATACAGTATTAAAACGTGTTGTTAATGGTGCAAGTACAAGTTATTTCTCATATCGTGGTTGTCAGATTTCTTCAATGTCATTCAACTTTGAAACTGGTTCTATTTTAAATGGAGCATTTGATGTTATTGGATTGAGTGAAATTGCAACTGATACAGAAGCTGATATTGCTGACGGAACAATTGAATATTTAGATGTTGCATCATATAGTCTTATGAATGCAGTAAGTTCAATTACTGAAATTGATTTTGGTGGCTTGTCTGCATCAACTGAATTCAGTAATATGAATTTAACAATCAATAATAACATGACTCCTGCTAAAGCAATTGGTACTCTTGGTGCAGCGGCAATCTCACCATTTACACTAGAGGTTTCTGCTGATTCAACAGTTTACTTTGAAGATACTGTTATTTATAATAAATATCTTGATGCTGATAGTTTTTATGTTGATATTCGCTTGCTTGATGGTGATGGAAATGTGCTTATCATGTCAATTCCAAAAGCAAAATTTGCTGAGTTAGAGGCTCCAGTTGATTCAAAAGATAATTACATGTTTCAAAATGGTTCTATTACTGGATTAAGATTTGTTGATTCTTTAGATGTTAACGAAAGTTACATGGTTCAATTTGCATTCTTTCCAGCATAAAGTCTTTACAGGTTAAAATCTGTGGAGGTTGTCTTGGGTTACTTTTTTCCTGTGTTGTGACCCAATTCAATTTTATAACTATTAACACGGGTATAAAACACAGGTATATACAATGTTAATCACACCAATAAACAAAGAAAAAGAGCTTAGTGGAATTGAAGCTACATACTATGGCGTCACTATGACTATTGCTCGTGCTAATAACACAAATTTCAAACACTTATTCCGCACTTTAATTGCACCTCATAAATATCAGATGGATAATAATCAATCCATTCCTGAAGAAATTTCTGAAGATATTATGCTACAATGTTATTCAAAAACAATTTTGCTTGGCTGGAAAGGTCTTGTTATTGATGGAAAAGAAGTTCCTTATACTCAAAAAGGTGCTTATGAACTATTAAAAGAAGACGAAGATGCTTATGATTTTGTAAAAAGTCAAGCTGGTAACATTGATGCATTTATTGTAAAGGGTGAAGCAGAAACTAAGGGAAAGTGATTAGCTTTTTTGAGTGGAATTTAAAGTATGGAGATAGAATCAAATTTTTTAAATCTGCTCAATCAAGAGGAAAAAGAACTGCCTTAGATGACATGCCAGTATACGATTTTTCATATGACTGGTATGTTAATGCTTATTCAATTATTAGATATTCAAAGAACGAAAGTGGTCATATCCCTTTATCAGAAATTTTAGCATATGCAAATAATTTTGATTTAATAGGAACAAAAGAGGAATTTGTAAGAGTAATAAGAAGTTTAGATATAACTGAAAATAAGCATTTCTCTGAAAAAGAAGAAAAAGAAAAAGAATCAAAAGAAAAAAATCAGCACAAAACTAATGTAAAAGTTAAAAGGTAAAAGCAATGGCAACTAATTATCAACTTGAAGTAGAAATTAATTATGCAAAAGCTATTGCCAATATGTCTACATTTGAAAAACATGTTGAAAGAGAAACGATACTTCTTAATAAATTAACTAATGCAATTATACAAAATGAAGGTGGTGTTAAAAAGGCTTATCAAGAATATAAAAATTTATCTGAAGGATTGAAAGGAGCAGATAAGCAAATACTTTCATTTGCTAAACATCTTATGGCCGCAGATAAAGCTGCTGATAGGCAAGCGAAAGCTACTGAAAGACAAATTGAAGCAATGAAAAAACTTGCTGGTTCTTATGATAAGGAGATTTCTTCATTAAATAAAATAGCTAAAGCTACTAAAGACTTAAGCAAGCTTCAAAAAGAAGGCTATTTAGACAAAAAACAAAGTGTAGAAATACTTAAGCGCATAACTAAAGAAAATGATTTATATGGAAAAAGTCTTAAAAAATTACAAAGTGAATTTTTAAAAAATACAAATGTTGTAAAAAATTATGATAACACTTTAGAGAGATTGTTTGAAGCAGAATCTAGGGGTGTTATAACAACTAATCGTTTAACTCAAGAAATTGATAGGCTTGATTCTGCTCAGAAAAAAGGATATGTATCTGTTGAAGCTATGAGAAAAGCTCAACTAAAACAAGCAGAAACAGCTCATAAGTTAAAAATGGAGTATGATAAAGGATATGCTACATTAGCTAAGTATGATGCAGAATTAATAAAATTACAAAAAGCAGTTACATTCAATGCAATATCTACTGCTGAATATGAAAAACGTTTGTCTCTTCTTAATAACCAATTGAAATATAATGGTCAAACTACTAAAGATGTAGTTATTGCTCAAAATAAATTAATTGAATCAACTCATAATTTAAATCTAAAATTTAAATCAGGCTATTCTGCTCAAGTAAAATATGATCAAGGTCTTACAGAAATTCAAAAAGCTGCATCTGTTGGAGCTATAGGTCTTAAAGAATATCATAGCAAGCTTAGAATTTTAGGAGAAGAACTTAGAAGAGGTGGTCAAACTCACAAAGAACTCCGTACAGCACAATTGGCAACTGCAAAAGCTAATAGAGAGTTAAAGATTTCTTATAGCGAAAGTTATGCAACAATTGTAAAAAACAAAGAAGCAAGTAGACAATTATCAAAAGAATTAAATAATGTAAAAAGAGAATATTCTGAAGGAAAGATTAGCTCAAGAGAATATCAAGCAAGTATGTCTGTTTTAAACAAAACTATGGCTAAAAATGGTCAGACAACAAAAGCTATGCTTGAAAGCCAAAAACAAGTTTCGGCACAATATAAATCTGAAGCCGCAGCTCTTGACAGTTTAAAAGAAAAGTATATTGCATCTTATGCTGTAACAGAAAAATTAAAAAGAACAAGAAAAGAATTAAACCAATTATTCGAAACTGGCAGGATAAGTCTTGAGCAATTTATAAAAGCTAATAAAGAAGCAAAAGATTCAGCTAAAGGATTAACTACTACATTATCGGAACAAAGTGCAAAATTAAGAGAATTAAAAGCTGTTCATGATCCATTATATGCTGCAAGACAAAAATTTAAACAAAAAGAAGTTGAGATCAAAACTCTTCTTGACAATAATATAATAAGTCAAAGTAAATACAATAGTATATTAAGAAAATATCAGATTGAATTAGGGAAAACTTTAGTTACTGAAAATAAATCTTTGAATTCTAAAAGAAGAGAAGCTAATGAACTTCATAATTTGAAAATGAAGTATGATAACGTTTATGCTGCTCAACAATATTATAAGAAAGCAAAAATAGACATAGAAAAACTTGAGAAAAGACAAATGTCTGCTGAGATTATTAAAGCAACAAGAATAACACAAATATCTGCTGGATATGTAAAATTATTACACGTTGCTTGGAAAGGTTTCTTTACTTTAATGGCAGCTCAAACATTTGGAAGATGGGCTAGAGATTTTGCAAAGACTGGAGAAAATGTTGAATTAATGGCAAGAAAGCTAAAGCATTTTACTGGTGAAGCTGATGTTTTAGATAAAGTATCTGAATCTGCATTAAGAGTTGGTATTGATTTTGAAATTCTAAATAAAACATTAACACGTTTTGCAATAACAACAAGAGGTGCATTTGACACAACAGAAATGATTAAGTGGACAGAATCACTTGTTAAAGCTGGGCGTGCTTCTGGTGCAACTACTCAAGAACTTAGTTCTGGTTTATTACAGCTATCTCAAGCAATGTCTGCCGGTAGGTTGATGGGTGATGAGTATAGATCTATATCAGAGAATATGCCTTTGTTGAAACAATCAATTGAAGATGTATTT